TCTTGGCATTATATCCAGCTCTCTTTAAAGCCTCGCCTTTAGTGATCTCGCCCCAATGTGCTACAAGTATATCAATAAACTTTCTTTGTTTCAGAGTTAAATCATCTACAGTTCTTAATGCTTTAGACTTCAAACCCATTAGTTATCCCTTTGCTTGCTGAATTTCTTTTTCATATAAGCACTTGCTGTCTCACTAATTTTCTTTTGATATTTTCTCATATTACTCGACCCTCTTAGTATACCAATTACTCCCCTTCTATTGGTGTTTAAGCCAGGAAAATTTTTGCTAGAAAATCCATGTTTCATTGATAAGGTCGTTTTAATGATATTAGCTTTTTGGTTTTTAAGATCTAACTTTTTTAAACCTTTTAGAAATGTTTTATTTTCAGGAGTGTTTGCTGGTCCTGAGCTATACATTTTGTTAATCTTCTTCATCATGTGGCTCTTAAGGTTTTTATAGACATCTGATTTCATAAAAGCTTTTATAGCTTTACCACCAGTTCCTTTAATTAATCCACCTGCTAAGTATTTACCTGATTTCATTATTTGTTCTTTCTAAACTTAAGTGCATTAATAAGTTTTTGTATTTTTGTATTAGTTCTCAAACCAAATGCTAAGTCATCTTTAGATCTCTGTTGAGCTTCTTTTTTAGTCAGTCCTTTAGGTTGTTGTGCTCTTATTTCTGGTATATTTCTACCACCACTAGCTCTGTGTTTTTTATAAACTTGCTTAGCACCTAACCGTAGTAACCCTCCAATTAAGAATCTTCCTGCTTTCATTTCTTTTTCTTCCTTTTAAATAACTTTCTTTGAGCTCTCTTTATACTTGCACTATCTAAACCAATCAAGTCTCTAACATTATCTTGGAATCTTGCTGTAGGTGTAGTTCCATATCCACCACCTATATTGAGCATTGTCTTGGAGCTTAATTTGTTATTTGATATTGAATAAGTTCTACCACTCAATGTGCTTTTTTGAAGTGATTGATTTTTAATAGGAACAGGGCCTTTACCAGTACCACCTTGAATATTGTAAGGCTTTAGGCTTTTAGTCTCTTTCCTGGCTTTGAGGATACGGGCTTTTTTCTTGGCATAATTTATACCAGCTTTTATTATTGTTTTTGCTACCATAAATTCTATTATATAGATTATTTTAACCCCCGACTACTATACCCAAGTCAACATTTTTACACTACGACAGGAAATATTGATATTGTGGTGTATCTAGATACACCACGGATACACCATCAGATACACCACTAAATCGTCTAGAGGTGTTGATATACAACAATAATAATCATCAGATACACCAGATACACCACTTTAGGGTCGTGATTAAAAAAAGTGCATAGGGGTCTAGATAATCTATATAGTAGAAAATTAAACCCCCACACATCTAGGTTGTATTATTTACGCATTATGCATTACCCCCTATAAATCTAATACCCGCATTTATTTGATTTTCAATCAGACAATGATATAATTTTGGTGTTTATATATAACCTTTCTCAAGGCCGTGGAGCTAGCGTGAAGCGGCCTTTTTCCGTTGTCCGTTATTCATTTATACTATATACATAATACCTATGGGGTTACCCGTTTTGGCCTTTTTCCCAGAGTTGTTTTAAGCTAGGTAGCCCCTTACAAATTATGTCTGATACAAAATTTTTCTTACTGATGTTTTTTAGCTGTGTAGTTTTATTCGGCTGGGCTTTTTTCGGTTAAGGATACTAAAAATATTTATAAGTCTATACCATTCCTTTTTATAATAAGGATTGCCAGTTCTCCAAAAATTCCTACTAGCTTCGTCTATTTTAAATGAAAGCGCTGTACGTGCCATATAATATAAATCCCCAAAATACAGACAGCCAGAAGTAAAGGGTTCTCTCCCAATTAATTCTAAATGTTGCACATATTTCTTTTCTAATGCCCACTGAAAGGTTCCTTATGATCACAAACAAAGCCCACTACTCTCATACCTTTATAGGTATGGAAGGATCTTGAGCTAAATAATTTTGTTTTCTTTTCTATCATTGCCACGTTATTTTGATACCATGAATAACAGTTCTCGTAAATAGTTATATCATGAGTTTCTATCTTATTAGAAGATACTAAAATCAGTAAACTAATGACTATTTCTTTCACAATTTTAGTTTCTTTCTAATTAAATCAATTCTGTCTTTTATTGTTCTTCGTTCTTCTTTAGTGTCTACACATCTATATAACTTATATTCGTTCTTATATTCTATCCAATAACATTGAATCTCGGTAAATACCACAATTTTTTTATCAAGTAGTTTTTTATACCTTTCATGAACATGATCTGGATCTAAATTAGCCAAATCACAGATCATCCTAAATCCGTGACCATTGCCTAAAAACCATTCATGAGCATCTTTTTTATTATAAGCCTCGTTCTTACCCCCCAAAGTATATAGACAATCTTCAAACGCTTGAATCACCACAGCTTGATAAAGTCTGTGTTCAGATTGCGCAGGTGTTTTAATTACCATTGTTGCAATATTAGTGCCCATAATCTTTAATAAGTTCGCTGAGTAACTCAAGGTAAAAAATCTCCATTTTCTTTTGTCGGAGATCTTTACTGGCCTGATAATCTAAAAATATATCATTCATAAAGGCAGTTTTTTCAAGACCACTCATATCTGCTACGTCCTGTAATCCTGCTTCTCTGATTCTATCTATAAGACTCATATGCATAACCACCAGTTTTGGAAAGACAATGATATGGATATAGTAACTGGTGGCTAAACATTCTTAACTAAGGACAATCCCAACCTTTTTGCAGTTTGTTTTCGTCCTTGTCGCCAAGCTCTGTCAGTTTTATCTAAAAACTGTAAACTAAAGTTCCCCATTCCAAAATCATTACCATTATAAAGCTGAAACATTATGGATGTTAATTCATCATAGGTTTTTTTATTAGGACTTATCATCACTAACTTCTCTAAACCCTGATCAAACACATTACTTAATGGTTTTCGCTTCATTTCTGCCAAAACAATCTCCTTAATTATTAATTAAAAAAGAATTTGTTCGCTATTCGGTAATTTAAGTAGTTAGAAACCTCTACTTTTCATTAGGTTATGAGGAATACATCTTTGTTTAACAAATGGTAGACACAAGATCAAGTATTAATTTATGTCTACCACTCAATATGTAGTTATTTGCCGTTTAATTTCTTTTCGCCTTGGGCCAACAGCTCTGCCTTAAGCTTTTCTACTGATTTACCAGTCTTTTTAGCTATTATCTTGAGTTCGGAGTCTGCTAATTTTGCAATCATTGCCCCTGGTCTTCTAAAACCTTTTGCACCCATAGCTGTGACTATCTTATATGTATCTATATCTACAGCTACACTTTTCCATTTGCTCGTGTCCATATTTTATACTCCCTTTTTGTTTTACATTTAGTATTCATAAGTCTCCAATGTTCATCTATAAAATGCTCATGCATAGGTTTATGATTGTTTTTTTTCAATATCCTATTTATTGCATCTACTCTTCTATTAATCCACTTAGGTGCAGTTAGATTTTCTGACATTGTCATCACTCCCTTTTTCAACAAACCACACATAACTCCACTCACTACTATGTGGTGTACATTTTTTACCTAACTTAACTTTATATGTAGAGCAACCTGTTAAAAGTGCTGCTACAAATATTATCATTATTGTTTTCATAGTTCTCCTAGTAAAGGATTCCATACACCAATAAACCAATCAAAAATAAAAATATTTTTGGAGGTAAGGCTATACAAAGTCCCATTAATACAAAGTAACCAAATTGTTTCATCATCGGTGGTTATCTCCCGATGCCTTCTCAAGATCCTGCTCATAAGTTCTACATTCAATTTCATCTCTAACTAAATCTGTAGCTAACCATTGATTAACAGGATACACAGGTGCAACATATACATCTACTTTTGTTGCTGCTAATCGTTCCCTTTGATCTTTAAAATGATCTGAATCATCACTTGTAGAGGCACCTGTTTGATCGTGCGTATGTGTCTTGCTTAGGATTTCATCCATTTTCAAAACCCATTTTTTAAAAAGATGTGAGCTAGACTTAAGTTTTAGTTCATCCATGCTGTCCTCCAATCTTCAAACTTATCTAATATAGTATCAAACAAAGCATAAAAACTTACATTCGCTCTAAACGATTTGGCAAATACAGCTTTATCTAATTCAACACCATTGTGGAAAAGTTTAATCTCACCTTTTTCTTTATCATATGTAATAAGTACAGCTTCTGTTTCTGCACCTATAGTTTGTATGACATCTGTAGGGTCATTCTTAAAGTTGACCTCTTTTACATTTGTTGAAGCTGCATCAAAAATATCTATTGCTTCTTTGAGCAGGTTCTTTATTGGCTTTGGTTTCTTATCATTGTCGTCCATGTTATACTCCTATTGTTTCCTTAAATTTATACTTATTTTAATAATAAATGCAAGGATTAAATGGGATATTATGAAATTTATTTTAACTATATATATCTGTTCTTTCATAGACTTTACTTGTGCTGATCCAGTAACTTATCCCTTACAGTTTGATACATGGAGTGAGTGTGTTACGGCTGCACATCAAGAATCTCAAATTATTTTAAGGTCCCTTCCACCACCTATGGTAGAAGCTAATAGATTAGCCACTAAATATACCTGTCAACAGCTCATAGGTGCATAGGGTTGTATTCCTGCCATAATTTGTTATATAATATCTTATGAAGAGTTATCGCGTTCAGATACGATACAAAGGAAAGTATTTTAATGGGATAATTAAAGCTAACAATGATGCTGAGGCCTTGCAACAGTTCAAATTGAAGCTGACCAATGGTGAGATCGCAGCACAAGATGAAGACTTTTATAATATAAATAGAGTTTTTATCTCATATGAGGAGCTAAAAGATGGCACTACAGAAGTTAATATCGGAGAAACTTCAGTTGGAGTCCAAGTGGGCGGGTCAAGCGTTACAACAGGGTAGAGTAACGACTGATATGAAGTGGATCGATATTAAGATCAAAGAGTTAAGAAAACAAATTAATGACCAAAGTGTTGTTGATGCCAAACAAATTCTTAACTTAGATATAGCTAGCTAAAAAAGACTAGCGCCAAATCAAAAAATCGTTTATACCAAGGGGTATCTATGCCCCAAAAAAAAGGAGACAGCTACAGTGATATTCCTAACTATATTAGGCATTACGTTGAATCAACCGAACGAGGCCACATTATTAAAATTCTTACTGAAACAGGACTTCAAACATTCAATTGTAAATGGCAGGACTATAAAAGAACAAAGTCCATTACCAAAAAATCTGAAGATTAAATAATACCTAAATCTCTTAATTCTTGCGGTGGCCGTTGTTTGCTACACATTGGGCAGTCTATTCTAATTTTGTTAGATTCAGATGTATCTTTCCATACCCAAACTTCCCTCAAGTCTTTACATCTCATACACTGGTTTTCGGGTTTAGGTATATATTTTTCTTTTTCCATTTCTAATTTAGCATCTCTAAATAATTTTAACATGGCTTTATAAGCACCACCACTTTTGTAATCATCATCATTCATCTTTAGCTTCCCCCCAAGATTTACCTAAAGCTACATCACATTTGAAAGGTACCTTTAAATTATCAACTGCGTTTTCCATTTTATTTTTTATAACATCAACATCTTTGTCTGTTCCAATACTAAAACATAATTCATCATGTATCTGTAACATCGGTAAATAACCAGCTTTAGCACAATCAATCATAGCTTGTTTGGCTTGGTCTGCAGCGGAACCCTGTATTAATCTATTCAAAGCTTTATAAGTAAAAGCTCTCCTTATATTATTTCCATAATTAGCTTTAGCTTCATTGTAATTCATAGCTTGATTCATACCAAATGTAGCTGGTTCCCATTTATCAAATCTACATTTTCTTCCTTTAATAGTTCTTATAAAACCAAACTTACTAGCTGATTGTGTTACAGCTGCTGCTAACTTTTTTACAAAGGGCACTCTTGAATTATATTTATTTAAAAGGATCTCTGCTTTGTCTTTATCAATACCAAGTTCTTTAGATAACTTCGCCTTACCCATGCCATAGAATAGACCCAAATTGATTGTCTTGGCCTGTGTTCTAGATATGCCTGCCATATCAGCTACAATCTGATGAAAGTCAGCTGATTCGTCTGCATAAGCTTGAATAAATTCTTCAGATCCATCTAAACGCTCTCCAATGGACGCTGAGTAGTGTGCTACTAAACGTGGCTCCTGCTGTGAATAATCAAATGAACCCCACTGTCTGCCTTCCTCAGGCAGGAATAAAGACCTTATTTTACTACCAAACTCTTTGTTTCTCGCGGGAATTTGTTGAAGGTTAGGATTAGCATAAGATAGTCTTCCAGACACAGTTCCTCCTTGATCAGATCTAAGTTGGTTTATCTCTGCGTGTATTCTTCCCTTATGAACGTACCTTTGTATTGAATCAATAAAGGTAGAATGAAATTTATTAATCTCTCTAGCTTCTCTTACTAAAGCTGCAATTGGATGTTCACAATTCATTAACCAATTAGTTGTAAAGGATGGCTCATCAGATTTTGCAGTTCTAGGATACTCTACACCTAGTCTATCAAATACTTGTGCTACACTTCTTGCAGCCCATATATCTATATCTAATGTTGTTTCTTTTTTTATCTTACGTAATACTTCTGATTCTTTCTTCTTAAATTCTTTTTTGAGCACATGAGCCTTATCTTCATTAACTCTTATACCTATCTGTCTCATTTTAATTAATGTTGGTAATAGTTCCATTTCCATTTCCCAAACATCATTAATAGATTGCTGTTGTATTTCTGTTTTAAATCTTTGCCATAACTTTAAAGTTAGAGCTGCATCTTGTTCTGCATAAAAACCTACATAACCTGCAGGCATCTTCCATAAGTCTGCTTTTGGATCAATACCCCATTCTTTTGCTTTCTCCTTTAAAAAAGTTTCATTCTTTATTTCACCTAAATAATCTTTGGCACAAGCGTTTAAAGAAAAGCTCCATCTATTTTCATCAATCAATGCTGCTGCTATCATAGTGTCTACAATTTTGCCATTGATCTCAAAGCCGTTAGCTACCAACCAACCTACATCGTACGAAGCATTATGAAATATTTTAGTGCTAGGTCTCTTAAGTAAATCTACCATCCAAGCTGTAGTTACAGCTAGATCCATATTACCACCAGCATCGTGAGCAATAGGGAAGTACCATTCCTTACCTAGAGCTGCAACAGCAAAGCCTACAACATGGCCTTTACCTGTAGCCCAACCTGATCCTAATCTTTTTAGATCAGGGTCTTTTGTTTCTAAATCTATAGCTACTTCTGTTGCTTCTCTTAAATCAGGATACTCCGAAGGGGCTACCCAATCAGAATCATTATAAATAAAATTTAATTGATGGCTCATGTGTCTTGCATTTGTGCTATTTCAGCAGCAAACTCTTCTACTTCAGCATGTGTTACTTCTTGATTCTTCTTAATAAAATCTATCTCCATTTCACAATAATGAATTATTTTCTGTAAATCTTGTATTCCGCCTTTGTTTTTGTATCTGCACGCATATCTTATTACATTGGCTTGA